CCATGTGTGACCTCCCTTCGGGTAGGCAAGTGTCACACCCTATCTGACTAAGTAACAGCGGGGCAGGGTTTCACCGTGTGAGAGGTCAGACTTCAACTTGGTTCCTCACCCTTACCCCGCCTAGTCGGTTCCTATCCGACCATCGACCCGCTGACTGGCCGATACCTGTGCAACCAATTGGTCATGCCCTGCCAGTGCCGCATCCCAATTTGGGTAACGGCACTGTTCACCATCAAGGATGCCACCGAACACCATCGACTCGTATATCAGTGGCGGGCCGTCACCAATGAAACGGTGATTGAGCCCGAGCCACACGGTTGACACTTCGGCATCCCCGATCTTGGTGACTGCCACGTGGCGGTCACTGTGCCAAAGCTCGGCCCACTCAATCATGGTGATCGGTTCACCGTCGAAGTTGTAATACTCACCCATCATGATGCACGGCCAACAGACCACACGCACATTGACCGGGTACCCCGGCTCGCACCCGACACCCCGGCCGCAAATGACACATGGGCGGATCGTCCACACCTTAGATTGACTCGGTGGGCTCGTATGCCTCGGGGTGCACTGTCCACAGTGGGAGGCCACTGGCCTTACGCTTCTCGTTGGCATAGGCAATGCACGTTGCACATATCGGCTTACGGTCACCACCCGCGGTGACGGTGCCATCTTCACCAATGGGAATAGATGGCACAAGCGCGGGGTTGTAACCGAAGTACCGGCCACATCCGAAGCAGTTACTAAACAACATCATGTAGCCCATCATGGTCACCCCTCGGACATTAGGCACTCGTCGCAGCACAGCGCCATGTCAGGGTCACCATACCCCCAACAGTTATCTTCAATTGCCCGCTCGCCGTCGAAGGTCACATCATCCGATTGGTCAGTCACAGTTTCACCGCATCGTTGACACATCAACGTGATGACCGTTTCAACTCCCGGCTCACTACTCATGTCGGTCTATCCCCTCTTGACTCTTGACGCCACATGTTTACTAGGTGCGGGTCTTTGACTTCCCACATGTGCAACACGAACCTGTGCACATTTACCCACCATGACCTCGGAGGCACCGGCACTGCGAATGGCACCCCCGGTCGGAGGTCGTGTGCACTAATCACTATCTCATCCCAGGTGGGCAGGCGGTCACCCCGTGCCACCGATATGTGCCACCGATGGTCACCCTCTGCCACCGGCTCGCGGCCGACGAACGCACGCAGGGGCCCGCTTTCATGTGCAATAGGCGCGGGTACTGTCGGATATTCCTTGCGCCACCATGTGTTGAATTCGGCAGGCATGGTCACCTGCACCCACTTACGGGTTGCTATCGGTGTCATATGTGACCCTCGGCCTGTGCGCATTCCTCGCACACATCCTCGCGGGTGCCGTCAGGCAATTGGTGACACTCATCGGGTGTCAGTGGCCGAAAGCACAGACAACAGTAGAGGCACCGGCCACCCGGGTGTTCACTCCACCGTTTACCGTGTATTGCGCAATACGGGTCTATGTGGTCGGGCGGGCTCATATGACAGTGTGCCCCGGGCAGTGAATCGCACACCGACGGCGCATCCTGTCAACGTGCCACCCATCGGGGAGGTACACATAAATGAAGTCATCCCACCCCGTGCCCTGTAATGCAAACTCGCGCACGGTGTCAGGTGCGGCCGACCATCCGCCCTGACCTCTCTTACCGGCGACGAATGCCATACCGCACTCGGGGTAGTCACACTCGACTATGACACTCATGGTTCGGGCCCGGTGACTTCCCAGACGGTGACGTTGTACTCGCCACCATTCTCCCCGGTCAAGTTACCCGGGTCTGCCTCGGTAATTGCCTCTGCTATCTGTTCACCAATCTCATCACGAGTGGCAAACTTACCTTCACTGCGCCCTACCTCTACGGTGACTGAAAATACGTAGCGCATCTTTATAGCCCCTAGTGCCGGGATTACCTGTCACGTGCGAGTAACCACACCGTGTGCACGTGACAGGCCACATAGGCTTACTACCGTCCTAGTGAACGCTGCCACTGTCGCCGTAGTGCATTGCGCAATTCGGCGGGGCTCTCGTGTCCACCCTCTGCAATCTCCCGCGTCAACCGTAACCGTTGCGCGGGGTTCAACTTGGTTAGCTGTGCCTCTACCGTCTTTGACAGGCTCGGGTTGTCAAGTAGCGCGTGACCTATGGCTGTGAGTCTCCACATTGAACGGTCACCCGTTGACGGGTGCTCAAGCCATCCGTAACGCAGTAACCAACTAAGCCGCGGCCCGACACCCGAGCGTGCCTTTTCTCTTGTGGTGGTTTCCTCGATCTTTTCACCCAACTGTAAGCGGACATCAATGGTGTGTGTCCACCCGTTCTCATCCCCGAGGTCATCAATGACACCTAGTAACTCAGCGTCGGAGATGCCCCACAGTGTCAAGTCGATACGGCGGTCGGGCCCCGACCCGTTACGACCGGGGCTCACGTGTCACCACCTATCTGTTCACGTGTCAGTCGGAAGTATTTCTGGATACCGTCCTGACGGGCAAAGCGGATGATGTTCTCTTGACGCATCCGCTCGAATGCAAGTGACATTGTGGATGACTTACCGGCAGCGCCACCTAGCGCTGTGCGTACATCTATCTGCCGAAACTCTTCATTGTCGGCTGCAATCTCAAGTGTCTTACTCTTGATTGACTCATACATCTCGGGGCCGATCTTACTTGTGCTACGAGTGCCACCCGAGCGGGTACGCACAATCTCACCTGATTCAAGCCGGGTGGACGCAAACTTGACTCCCGACCCGACTTTCTTAGGGCCGGGCTCACCCGTCAGTGCACGCAGGGCCCCGGCGTACCGTTTCATTTCGGCACGTATCGAGTCACTGCGCTCTGCGAGTACCTGTAACTCAAGTTCCTTGGCGCGCACATATGACTGTAGCTGCCGGATCATTACATCAGGATCGGGCGGTTCCGGGTGACCGTTAGCGTCGGCCTCGGTCAGTGTGCGGTCATCTAACGTGGGTGTGTCGTCTGACATATGCTTCCTTTCGAGCGGGTGCCACAAAGTACAGCCGTAAGCGTGCCCACATACTGAGGGAGCGGCCACCACTAAGGGTGAGCGGTAATACCTGTGGCTTCATTCGGGGTGTACGGGTTGCCTACGGGCGGGAGTCTATCGCATATATCGCATGCGCCAAATGTTTGCGATTAGCAGGGAGATTAGAGGCCGGTGGTACGCTGTGCCCTGTGGCTATATCGGGACGTAAACGTAAGTCACTACCCCGCGGTAGCTATGTCTACGGGCCGAGGTCGCCCATTGGTGGCAAGGGCCGGAAGTCCTACCCTATTGACACACCGAAGCGGGCCCGAGCCGCACTGTCACGAGCGGCACAAAAGAACACAGCCGGTAGTTATTCGACAGTAGCTAAGGCCGTGCGTGCCAAGTACGGTAACTCCATTGCCTCGGTAGGTAAGAAACGTGGCACTGTGTCAAAGGCCGGATACCGGAAGAGGAAGTGACACATGAAGATCGGTAACTATGTCACGATCATGGATGTGTGCATGGTAGTGATCGCTGTGTTTGTAGTGCTCGCATACTTTCACGGTTGGGGTTAGTGAGTGAAGAGTGCACGGGCCCGTATCTATCTAGTCCTGATTGCCTGCGCATTAGTGGTAGTGTCAGTCATCGTGCTCATCATGGACAAGGACTTGTCCACAGAGTTACTAGGTAGTGCAGCGTTCCTCGGTGGCATAGCGGTACTCATCAATCTGTTACTCGACATGTTCGGCAACGGTAACGGCAACGGTCACAAGTGAGGGGATACGGACAGGCACGATGGCAGAGGGCACGGGCCCTCGCACTAAAGCGTGCACGCTACAGGTGCGAGGTATGCGGGGGCACAGTGCACTTACGTGTTCACCATCGTGACGGGCAAGGTATGACGGGGCCACGTGCCACCCACCTATCCAACCTCGTGGTACTGTGCGAGTCACACCACCGCATTGCCCATGTGCAGATGATGGGGGATGACCGGCCGTTAGTAGTCATCCCCTCCTACCGAAGAGAGTGAGTGACTACAATAGAGTGACACTCGTATGTCTTATGTGTCACTCGTCCTCTCACTCGTGTTTGATTACTACTCATCCGAGTGTCACTCTTAGGGCGGTGTGTGTAATTAGTGTCACTCGTCAGTCATTTCAGGTGAGAATGACACCCGGGGGGGCATCCTGAACCCGAAAAGAATCAAGCGGGGAGCGCCCTCCTCTGCGAGAAACACCCGCAAGCCCATTATTTACAGTCGCACCGGATTCTAGGCGTGCTAGGGGCTAAAGAGTGTCACTTAGTTACTATTAGTGAGTTACACTTACGGGAGTGTCACTAATTAGTTACAGGTGTAACTCTTATGAATAGGTGTACCGAGGTCACTGTCTCGGGCTCGCGGTGCCAGCAGTTCGCAATGCGCGGGTGGACAGTGTGCGCCGTGCACGCTCGTGGGCATAAGCCGATCAAATCTACACCTACTGTAGATTTGAACGGCGGGAAATCTACACCTACTGTAGATTTGGCCGAGGTCATCACCATACCCCGCCGCAGAGCAGGTAGGCCAAAGGGTGCAAAGAATGGCACCCACACCCCGAGGCCCCCGCGCATCGGGCGGCCTCGCACCCGGCCGGTGCCTGTGCCATATGACTACTCGGCCGATGCACTCGGGTGGCTTGGTGACTCACCCCGGTATGACCTCCGAACGTTCCGCCGATTCTGTGGTGTGCTCGCACTAGAGGATGGCCGGGATATGGAGGTCGAACCCTTCCAAGTGGTCATGCTGCGTGACCACTTCGATGGTGCACTTGAGTGTCTAATCATCATCCCGAAAAAGAATGGCAAGTCCACACTACTTGCGGCCCTCGCACTATTCCACCTGTGTGTCACACCCGACGCCGAGTGTGTGATAGGTGCGGCCTCACGTGACCAAGCCACAATCCTGTACGACCAAGCCGCGGGGTTTGTGCGACGGTGCCCCGCACTGGCAAAGCGGGTTGATGTCAAACGGGGTTACCGTGAGATACGGTCGAAGAGAGACAGCGGCAGGATACGGGTACTCGCCGCGGACGTTGACACAGCCGATGGTGTCATCCCGACACTCGCACTAGTGGATGAGTTACACCGTCACAAGAGTGCCGGTCTGTATGGCATTTTCCGGGACGGGCTCGGCCCGAGGTCAGGGCAGATGGTCACCATTAGTACCGCGGGTGAACATGAAGTGTCACCACTCGGCACGATGAGGCTAGCGGCACTGGCGCTACCGTATCAGGAACGGGACGGTGCACACCTACGGTGCGCGAGTGAGAGTGACACCTATGTCATGCATGAGTGGGCACTTGGCCGTGATGATGACCGAGATGACATGGTGGTGGTGAAAACCGCCAACCCCGCATCGTGGCAGACACTTAGTGCACTCAAGGCGCGGCATGACTCACCATCAATGCTCGATTGGCAGTGGGCCCGGTTTGCGTGTGGTGTGTGGGTGGCGGCTCAAGAGTGGTGGGTGACAGGTGAAGAGTGGGCATCGTTACGTACACACGAGCGGCTCGATGACGGCGACATGATTACCCTCGGCTTTGACGGTGCCCGGACAGGTGACGCAACTGCACTAGTCGGATGCCGACTGACCGATGGCCTCTTACAGTTACTCGCAGTGTGGGAGGCACCGACGAGCGGTGAGCCATGGGAGGTACCCACCGATGCGGTGGACGCGGCACTGGCCGATGCAATGGAAACGTACCGAGTGGTGAGAGGTTATTTCGATCCGCCACTGTGGCGCACCGAGATAGAGAATTGGTCACGAGAGTTTGGTGATACTGCCGTGCGTAAGTTTGACACCACTAAGGTCAGGATGGTGGGAGCGGTTGAAAGGTTCCGTACCGATGTCACCGCTCGCACACTCAGGTACAACGTCAGTGATGTACTCACCCGTCACGTACTCAATGCACAGGTGAAGGAAGCTCGTGGCGGTGGTTACTGGCTAGGTAAGGATCGGCCGGGGTCACTCAATAGGATTGATGCGGCCATCGCGGCGGTACTGGCATATGAGGCCCGAGCCGATGCCCTGGCGGCAGGTGAGGCCATGCCGCGGTCACGGGTGCCAAGCTCATGGTGACAGTGACGCAACATGAACACTGCATACGCATTGTCGCCAGTGTCCTTTATCAGTCTGCAAATTTTGAGTGGGAGCGGGCCCGGGAGTTAGCAGGGCCCGCGGTGGAGGCCATCGAGCGGGCCTATGGCATAGATGCCTCTGTGGCCTCACGGGAGCCATCCTCCGACCATCCGAGGCCCCGACCCTAGCCGCACCCCTCCCCTGGCCCGGGCGACCGTAGCGGGGCTTAGAATCGTTCACTACTTCGGAGCGGTTTGACACAGTGCATTACACTGTGCACACATGAGTGTGACCACACCCCCCGGTTACACAGGTGTCACCATCGAGGGCGGTGGTGTACGCACCCCCGAAGATTGGAGGGATGTGTTACTCACCGCCCTCGGCCAACGTATGAGTGACATCCTCAGATGTGATGCTTACTACCGCGGCGATCACCGCATGGCATTCACTACCTCGCAGTTCCGGGAAGTGTTCGGGTCACTGTTCAGTGCGTTCTCAGACAATTGGTGTGACCTCGTGGTGGATGCCGCGGCCGAGCGGTTACAGGTGCAGGGGTTCCGGTTCGGTGACGCGCCTGCCGATGATGCCGCGTGGGAGATATGGCAGCGTAACGGGCTCGATGCCGAAAGTGACATGGCACATGTGGACGCTATCAAGCTCGGATGTGTATATGCACTCGTCGGGCCCGATGATGCAGGTAAGGCAATCATCCAGGTGGAACCTGCCGACAAGGCGATAGTGGCGGTTGACCCGGCCCGCGGTCGTCGGCGGATGGCAGGGTTACGTAATTGGGTGGACGAGTGGGGAGTACAGCACTGCGAGGTCTACTTACCTGACAGTATTACGTGGTACACCAAAGCCAGTCAGACCGCACCGTGGCTGGAAGAGTTACCTACCGCTAGCAATCCACTCGGCATCGTGCCACTAGTGCCGCTGCCGAATGCACCCACGCTCAGTGACAGGCTCGGCCGTAGTGACATCCTCCGAGTCATCCCGCTACAGAATGCAGTGAACAAACTGTGCGGTGACATGATCGTGGCGAGTGAGTTTGCGGCCTACCCGCAACGGTGGGCCACTGGCATAGACATACCGAGTAACCCTGACACTGGCGAGAAGATGACCGCGCAGTTTCTCGGTGGCGCTGACAGGATATGGACGGTGCCCGCGGCGGATGCCAAGTTCGGAAACTTCACTGTCAGTGACCTCGGCATCTACGTGCGGGCTGTCGAGATGTTGATACAGCATGTGGCCGCACAGACACGCACCCCGCCACACTACCTGCTAGGTCAGTCGGGCGCATTCCCCTCGGGTGAGTCACTCAAGGCCACCGAGACAGGGTTAGTTGCAAAGGTGAAACGTAAGATGCTGTCCTTCGGTGAAGGGTGGGAAGAGGCAATGCGTATTGCCTTTCGCATCGAGGGTGACACGGCCAAAGCGGAGGCCGTAGCGGCAGAGGTCATATGGGCTAACCCCGAGTCACGTATGGTCGGGCAAACTGTTGACGCGGCAGTGAAACTGCAAAGCATCGGTGTACCCCGTCCCGCACTGTGGGAGTTTATTGGTGCGAGCCCGCAAGAGGTTGCACGGTGGAAGATTGACGGTAACCCGGAGAGTGGCGGGCCGACGACAGTACGTGAGACAGTCAGCGTGCAGGCCACCCCGCAACAGGCAACCCAAATGCATGAGGGCGAACCTGTCACGGCACCGGGCCCCGAGACTGTTACTCCAAACTCACCACCCACTAGGTGAGTGGTGTGACACAATCTGACCTATGACTGATACTGACGACAAACCTACGGGCGGTGCGAAACCCCCGGAGGCCGAGCCCGGTAGTGGTGCGACACCACCCGGGGGTACCCCTGACGGTGCGACACCAAAGGGTGAAGAGGGCACTAAGCCCGACACGCCGCTCGGTGACAGTGGCATTGCCGCTTTGGAGAAGGAACGTGACGCTAGGCGCGAGGCCGAGCGGATCGTTGCCCAAATGCGTGACAGGGTTACTGAGTTAGAGGATGCCGGGAAGTCTGAGCTTGACCGTGCGATGGGTGCACTCAAGAGAGCTACAGACGACCTATCAAAGTCAAGTGCACGAATCACTGAATTGGAAGGTGAACTAAGTAAGCGTGACCTCGATGCAATCAAACTCAAGATTGCGGATGAGGAAGGTTTACCTCCGTCAGTGGCAAAGCGGTTGACAGGTAAGGATGCCCGCGAGCTTCGGGCCGACGCTAAGGCACTCAAGGATGAATTGAATGCAGGCACCCCGGTGGGTGTCATTGGTGTCGGTCGTGGCGGTGCGGCGAGTGGCAATCGGCGTGTGGATATGAACACCCTTATCCGTGAGGCCGCCGGTAGGTAGTTAGCTCGCGCGATGCACTGACACTTCCGGGTGGGCTCACCTTCACTCTTTGAAAGGTGACTTACCCAAATGCCGTTCACCAACATCATTAGCCGTTCCGACGCCGCGGCCCTCATCCCCGAGGATGTGGCGAGTGACATCATCAAGCGGCTGCCCGAGCAGAGTGCGGCACTCACTCTGTTTCGGCGGGTCACCATGTCACGGGCGCAACAGAGGATGCCCGTCATGGCGGCCCTCCCCGTTGCCTACTTTGTCAACGGTGACACCGGCCTCAAGGAAACGTCAGAGGCCGGGTGGACAAACAAGTACCTAAATGTCGAGGAAGTGGCAGTGATTGTGCCGGTGCCCGAAGCGGTACTGGATGACGCGGCCTTTGACATTTGGGCAGAGACTCGCCCGTTCATTATCGAGGCCATCGGCCGTACTGTGGATGCGGCCATATTCTTTGACGTGAACAAACCCGCCACCTGGCCTACGGGTATTGTGGCGGGTGCAGTGGCCTCCGGTAACGTAGTCACTGCCGGTACTAGTGACGCGGCGGCCGGTGGTGTGTACGGTGACATCTCCGCGGCATTCTCCACTGTCGAGGCTGACGGGTACGATGTCAACGGCGTGGTGGCCTCCCGGAAGTACAAGGGAATTCTGCGTAACGCACGCTCCACCACAGGTGAGCTACTCACCGACGCACCCGACACTCAAGTCACAGTGAGTCAGGCTTACGGTGTCGATATCCAGTACCCGATGCGCGGTCTGTGGCCGACAGGCGCGGGCGCTGCCGAGATGGTGGTAGGTGACTTCTCGGAGGGCATTCTAGGTGTACGTCAGGACATCACCTGGAAAATCCTTGACCAAGCGGTAATTCAAGATGGCACAGGTGCCATCCAATACAACCTGGCACAGCAGGATGCAGTGGCTATGCGTGTCGTGTTCCGGTGTGCATTTGAGGTTGCCGGTACACCGACACCCGAGGCCATTACGGGTGCCTATCCATTCGGGGTGGTGAACGGGGCATGAGTGACGCACCCGGCAGTTTCGACACATCCGAGGCAGTGAACGTGACCACCACAATGGAAGAGGCCACCGAGGCGGGATATCTCGGTGCCATCTTTGATGACGGTGATTACACGGTGCAGGGTGTCACCGGAGTTACACAATCCGCAGCGTCACAGCAAAAGCCACCCACCCCTGTGCCAAAGGCCGAAAAGGCTGAGCCCGAGCATAAGCATCGGAGGGGTGAGTAGCGGTGACCGACACTCGCGCTGTGCCACCCGACACAACGGGGTGGCACGAGGCAGTGCAACATGGTTACTTCGGGGAACGGGTTGACCCGTTCCCCGACAGTATCTATAACGTCGAGAGTGGTGACACACTGCCACCCCTACCTGTCATCACAAGTTGCATGCCAAGTAACGGCAGTGCGGTAGGTAATACGTTTGTGACTGTGTGGGGGGAAAACTTCACAGAGGTTACCTCGGTGACATTCGGCGGTGTCGAGGCCCTGTCAATCGAGCCGGTGGATGCAGGCACCCTCAATGCCCGTACACCCGGTGGGGCCGCGGGCCCCGCACCAATTGTGGTGACTAACCCTATCGGAGCCTCACCGCCGTACCCTTACGATTACAACCCGCCACCCCCGGCCCCCACTGCCTGTACCCCCAATACTTCACCTATTGCGGGCGGTGCCGCAATCACCATCGCGGGCTCTTACTTCACGGGTGTCACCGAAGTGAAGTTCGGTGTCGAGCTTGCCTCGGCGGTGACCGTGGTGAGTGACACTGAGGTTACCTGCGTCACCCCGGCGCAGGGTGCCGCGGCCACGTTTGAGGTTGCCGTCAAGTCACCCAATGGCACCGGCAGGCTCGGTGGGTTTATCTACGAGTAGTTATGACACCGACGCCCGAGGAAATTGTCGCATCTGAGTCACGGGCTCGGTTGTGGCAACGGCAAAGGGCCCGGAGGGTGCACTTCCAAAGTGCGCTTTGGTGGTCACTCTCCGGGTCACCGTCTGCCCTACGTGCACTCAATAGGCGGTGGCAACCGCTCACCGATTACCTCAGTGAGCGGCAGCAGCCGACAGTAAGTAGTGAGGACGAGATAGACCCGCTCGGCATTAGTGACACCACCAACGTGGGAGAGTGACCGTGAGTTATAACCCACCCGTGTCAGAGTCGGAGGCCGAGCTTCGGTGCACGGTGGCCGAGGTCGCCGCACACATCCGGGCCCGTACCAAAGATAACAACGGTAACGAGGTCGGTACGTTCACTGACACCACCCGGCCCACCGACGCACAGTGTGAAGAGGCTATTACCGCGGCGGTACGGTTCATTCACACACGGGTCGGTTATGTCGGTGAAGGGTGTACCGACCTTGCCCGCGAGGCAGTGTCACTCGGGGCCGCGGCCGATATCGAGCGGTCATACTTCCCCGAGCAATCACGTAGTGACCGCAGTGTTTATACGTTCCTGCGTGACGAGCGCGACTCTGCACTCACCGGGTTAGTGGCATGTGTCGAGGGTGACCTACCAAGCTCGCAGACTGAGGATGAGTACGGCGGGCCCGGGTACGATCATGGCACCCTCAATTGCATATCGGGTGTGGTGCATGACCATTACACCGGGCAGGCATGGCCGCCACTGCCACCGCCACCACTCTCGGACCTACACCCCGAACCTGTCAGTGACGGTGACTGACATGTCCTTTGCGAGCGGCGCGGCCCCGAGCTTCACTGTCAGTAGTAACTCACAAGAGCTTGCCGCCAAGCTGAATCGGATGGCAGGTGAGATTGCGGACCCGCGAGGGTTACTCGAAAACATCCGCACTGTGTTACGTCAGGCAGAGGAAGAGGTATTTGCCACTGAGGGGAGTGCACTCGGGTGGGCATGGAATTCACTAGTGCAACCCGAGCGTAAGGTCGGTGGGCAGATGCTAGTGCAATCGGGTGCGATGAAAGACTCGGTGACAGGGTTTAGCGCGGGCACCATCCGCGGGTCCACTCTCCGCATTCACCCGAAGCCTTACTACTCACGCTGGCACCAATTCGGTACGCACACCATGGATGCACGGCCCTTCACTGGCATTAGTGAAGGAACGGCTCGCCGGATATATCAGGAATTTGAACGTGCCACCGGAGAGGTATTTACGTGACTGCCACCGCCACTGTCAGGCAGGCAGAACTAGGGCCGGTAATCACCGGGGCCGATGTCGAGCACGCCATACTTGACACCCTCTTCAAATGGTTACCGTCATACCTCCGGGAGTGTGAGCGGTTACGTCACATGCCGGTCGGTGACTTACCGACACCCCGCGGGTGGCTCATCACCGGACGGCAGCTAGAGAAGTTCACTAGTGACCAACTGCCCTGTGTCATTGTCATGGCAGGTGGCATCGTGGTCAGGCCGGTTGTCTCGGGCTACCCGGGCAACATGACATGTGTGTGGGTGGTGGACGTAGGCACTATCTGGAATACCGCATGGGGCAGGATGACACGTGACCATGCACAGCTAATGGTGAGGGCTATCTCACTCGTCCTGATACAGCGGCCACTAGAGGGCGGGCTTGCGGGGGTAGTGGATATGACGGGTGAGCGGTATGACGAGATTGACTTTGGTGACACTCGCACATACTCGGCCGCGGTCGCACAGTTCACAGTCGAGGTTGAAGATGTCATGTGGAGGGCCGGGGGCCCGCCACCGTATGTGGAACCGGGTGACCCGATGGATACGTGGGGGCCCTGGACACAGGTAACCGAAACGGGTGTCACTGTCGAAGCGGTACCCATTACACAAACGGAGGCAGAAGATGAGTAGACCCGGAGTAGAGGTTACCTCTCGGGCCAGCGCACCCCCGGTCGGTGTACCCACCGACACGAGTGTGGCTTTCTTCCTAGGTGAAACGACAATGGGGCCCGATGACTTTCCCACTCGGCTTACCTCGTTTGACATGTTCACTTACATCTATGGCGGTCGCCTGCCCGCGGCCCCGAATGCATGGGATGGCATGGATGCTTTCTTCCACAATGGTGGACAGACGGCTTACTTTCAACGGATGGTGGACGGTGGCACCGAGGCCACAGGTGATCCGAGCCCGGTGACGGGAAGTGCACTCGACACTGCCCGGGTGAAGTATCCGGGTGAGTACGGTAACACCGTCACCCTTGAGGTCGTCAGTACCCCAGGCCTCGTGGCAAGTGAGGCCACAGGTAAGAGAAAGCGTAAGCCCGAGGCCGAGGTAAAACGTTCCTCGTTCCTGACATACGATGCGCCCGAGCCTACGGCGGGTGGCGGGCTTATTGCCACTGTCAAGCTCGCGGGTGTGATTGTCGCAACGTCACAGCCGTTCACCACTAACGGTGAACTGTCAGACTGGCTCGATGCCGGGGTGTGGATTGATCCTGACTTCCAAGACCCGGCCACACCTGCACAGGTAGGCACAGTGCAATTCACCGGGGCGGTTGACGGTAACGTGCCGTGCACCGATGTAGTGGCACTCACCGATGCACTCGGGCACCTGCCGAAAACGTTGGGGCCCGGGCAATTGTCGGCACCCGGTAAATCGGATGTCGATTTTCAGGGTGCACTACTCGCCGCGGCCGAGGCCACTAACCGTGTGGCTTTCCTTGACTGTGCACAGGGCGATGACATGAACACCTGCATAGCAAAGGCAGGTGCGCTACGTGGGGCCGCACAGGACCGCTACGGTGCATTGTGGGCCCCGTGGGCGGTCATTCCGGGGGTGGCCGGGGGTACCACCCGGAAGGTGCCATGGTCACCCATACAAGCCGCCCTGTGCGCTGCCAATGACCGTGACGGTAACCCTAATCAGGCGGTCGCCGGATTGTGGGGGCAGGCGCAGTGGGTGAACGATCTAGAGACTGACTTCTCTGAGGTCGAATGCGAGATGATGCTGTATGCCGGTGTTGACACTGCACGCAAGGTGTACGGGTCAATTCAGGCATATGCATTTCGCACGCTAGTCGATCCGGGCGGTACCCGCGGTGACTGGCGAGAATTGAACCATGCCCGTCTGAGTATGGCGATCACCGCTGACTGTAACCGTGAAGGACAGTCGGATGTGTTTGCACAGGTTGACGGGCGAGGTCACACCATCGCGGCATTCGGTGGCCGGATGGGTGCAGTGTGCCTCACCTATTTCTCGGTGGATGCACTGTACGGCGATGATCCTAGTGAGGCTTACGTGGTGAACGTGGGCCCGGATGTGAACCCACCTGAGCAGTTGGCAGACGGCATTATGCGTGCGGTGCTGTCAGTGCGGATGTCACCACATGCCGAGCTTGTCCGCATCGAGATAGTCAAGAATCCAATTACTGTGCCGTTGGTCTAAAGGGGGCCGACACAAATGTCACGTACTGACCAATATGATGTCACGGTCACCATCGAGGGGCTCGGTGCCCTCGGCACCTTTGACAAGTTCACGGGCGGCGAGGTTGACAGTGACGAGCAGAAGTACCGGCCCGGAGGGATGGCCGATCCGGTGTCACTCGGCGGGGCCGTCACGATGGGTAACGTGGTCGTGTCACGCAATTGGGTACTCGGCCGTGACCAGGGGTACAGTCACAAACTGTTGTCTCTCGTGGGCCGTGCCTGGATTTGGGCGGTGAAGCAGCCACTCGATATCCACAAGGTGCCATATGGCAGACCGTTCATTTACCAGGGTAAGATCAAAAGTGTCAAGCTCCCCGAGCATGACTCCACAGCAAGTGACCCTGCAATGATCGACATAGAGTTTGTGCCGACAGGCACAGTCGGATAGGGAGGCCATGTCAGTATCAGGTGAAGATGCGGCGGCCGGTTTGGCACAGGCCGCAATCGAGGCAGGTATCGTACCGTCACCGCCTTACCATAACGGTGACGATCCCGACGAGCCCGAGCCCGAGCCCATCCCTACAGGTGAACCCGAACCAGCCCCCGGGTCGGTGCTCGCGGCCCTCCGGGTGCGTGCGTCACAGTTACGTGCCGAGCAGACGATTGACCTTGACATACCGGGGTATGACGGGTTACTCATCGGCAGGTACAAGGCAGTGTCACTCGGCCGTGTCTATGCGCGGGCCCCGGGCCTACAGACCCCGATCAATCCCGAGTGGACATTAGGTGCGGACACGTTGGCCGGGGCCCTAGTGGAACTGTTTATGAAGGATGACCCCGACAGTGACGATCTACACCCACTGTTCACTGACATTGCAGCTAGGTTCGATGATGACCTAGTGAGTGCACTCAATCTTCACCCCGAGGCACGCACGGGCCGCGCGGTACTCGTGGCGCTGTGTGGCGGCGGGCCTCTCGGTGAGACACGGGTGTGGGCTCACTACATGCAATATCAGGGATGGCTACTGGCCGGTGTTGACGGTGAGAGTGCGGAGCAAGCGGTGGTGTCGCAAGCCGTGGGGGAATCTCTACCGACATAGTTGACACGTTCGCGGTGGCATGCCTTTGCGGGGTGCCCACTGACAAGTTGGTGAGCGGTGACCCGCTAGAGCGTGAACTATGGGCACGAGTAACCCGCAGGGCCGGTGAACTTCACGTACAACTAATAAAGGCACAGGCTATTCAAACGGCCAATGCGGTGGGGCAAGTATTCCGCCGATGACACATGGCAGAGCAAAACCTTGACATCGTAGTACAGGTACGCGGCGGTCAGGTTGCGGCTACCAATATCAAAGGTGTCGGTCAAGCCGTCGAAGGTGTCGGTACTCAGACCGAGCAGACTAGTAAGAAAACCTCGGGTCTGTCACAGTCACTCAAAGCGGTGGCTACCGCCGCGGTCGTTTACAAGGGATTCAATTACCTCAAGGGTGCAGTAAAGGACACAGCCGACCTCGCCAAAGCTGTGGCAGGTTTGCACCGTATTACAGGACTCGACAGTCAAGCCGCGGCCGGATGGATACAGCTTGGTAAGGAGAGGGGGATACAGACCAAGCAAATGAACCAGGGTTTTATTACCCTGAATAAAGCCCTCTACACCGCGGAGCATGGCAGTAAAAAGGCAGAGGAATCATTCACTGCACTCGGGGTGTCATCTAAGGCACTGAGGAACGCCGACGCCAGTACCCGTATGAGTAAGCTCGCGGACGCATTTAGGAAGTTACCTCCGGGCATTGACAAGGCGGCACTTGCACAAAAACTATTCGGGCGACAGGCACAAAGCATGTTGCCGATTTTGAATATGGGCGGGAAGGAGCTAACGGCAAGCACACGGGCCCTCGGCAAACAGACAGGTATGACTAATGAAAGTGCCAAGTCTGCCCTGGAATTCGTCAAGGTACAGCGCGAGTGGGAGGCCACACAGACACAATTGAAAGTGTCAATCGGCACTGCACTCATGCCCATCTTGGTGGCACTGGCACAGGTGATATCTCCGATTGCAAAGGCATTTGCCACTGCCATGACAAGTTCAGGTTTGTTCCGCTCGGCCGTGTACGTACTGACCGCGGCCCTAGTGGCATTTGTCGCGGTAGTGGCACTGGCTAACCTCGGGCTAATTACCTTGAATGCTTACTGGCTGTGGATACCTGCCGCCATCGCGGCGGTGATAGCCATATTGATCCTCCTATACACCAAGGTCAAGTTTGTGCACGATGGGGTGAACGCATTCGGTAGGGCCGCGGTGGCAGCTTTCAACTTCCTCAAGGCCGGTGCCGTTGCCGTGTTCAATTGGGTGAAGAGTAACTGGCCTCTCATCGTGTCAATCCTCGGTGGCCCGATGGCCGCGGCGGCAGTACAGATAATCAAACACTGGAATGACATCAAGGGTGCCGCCACCGCCGTGTTGGGATTCTTCAAACAGGTGGGGAGTTACATAGGCGGTACCTTTGCTAGTGCCTGGAACGCCGCGGCCGACGCGGTACGTGCAGTGAAGAGTGCCATCCAAGATGTCATCAACGTTGCCAAGAAGGTGACCTCGATGCCGGGTAAGGCCGCGAGCTTCATTACAAGTCACCTGCCCGGTGCACAGGCAGGTGGCACGGTGAGGCAGGCCGGGGCAGTGCTCGTCGGTGAAGCGGGGCCCGAGATAGTGCACCTGCCCGCTGGCGCTCACGTGACGCCTAACCATGCATTCACTGACATGGGCACGGTGGTACCCACTCGTACAGGTGGTGGTGGTGCCACTCGTGGTGGTGGCGGTCGAGGCCGCATCGTGGTGCCTGTGTATCTTGACACTCGCCAAATCGCAGTGGCCTTTGGTGAGTACACCGCCGACCAACAGGCAACACGGTAATGGTCGTTTTACGTAAGCTGCCACTCGCGCCGACCTCGCCGCACCCTAACCGTTCAAACAAGAAATTCCGGAAGCTGCCACTCGCGCCGCAAAGGCGTGAGCCGAAGCGTAAGTTACCTGCACCCCCGGCGACCCGCCCGCCACAGCCGCGACACAAGGGTAAGCCGCCACCGGCACCTAAAGCCTCTGCCGCGGCCCGGGAGATTTACCCGGGTGAACGGGTACCCTACTCTGCCATTCCACATGTGCACGGTGCAGGGTGGCTCACGGGTGGCAGGTGGGTGACCATGCAGGCATGGAACGTCAACCTACGTGTCACCGGGTCACTCGGGCCCGAGGGTATGGTGATAACGGGCGGGCTCGGGGATTGGCAAGAGGTACGCATCCCGCGGGGTGACCCGTACTCACAGTGGAACGGTCGCACACTTTACACCGCCACACTCACCGTTCTCTTTGATGGGTGGGGCCGTCAGACCCGCAGTGTCGAGCCCGAGCTAAAGGCACTTGACCAACTAGCCACTCGGATGTCAGGTACCGTGTCACCGCCACCGTTGCGGATTTGGGGGGCCATCCCGAAGTGGGGCCTACCGTGGGTGATTACCTCACTCGAATACGGTGACGTTATACGTGACAGGAAATCGGGTCACCGAGTGCGGCAGGCATGCACCGTGCACTTACTTGAGTATCGCAGTGAGGAACATGCCGCGACCACTCGCCGTGCCGCGGCCAAGCCTAAGCCCGTGCAAAAGTATAAGGTGAAACACGGTGACACACTCAAGTCGATTGCGGCCAAGTTCCTAGGTAACTCAAACAAGTGGGAGGTAATAGCCAAGGCTAACAAGGGCCTCCGCGGGTGGCAGATACCGAGGTCATTTATCGGTAAGACAATCAAGGTGCCATCCAAGTGACCTCTTCACTGTCAACCGCGCGGCGGCCGAAAGCTGACTTTGACGTAGGTAAGCTCATCCTCTCCGGGCCGAAGATGGCGGGTAAGCGGTCACTGGCCGCACAGGTGCAGGCACTCGTCACGAGTAGCACAGTGGAAACGACAATTGAGGGTGCCGCCACCCTCACCCTGACTGTCACTGATTGGTCACGCAAGCTCTTAGCTAATCCCTTGATTGCGGGCCCGGTGCAAATCACCTTTGACGGTGAAGAGTTTGTGCTGACCAAAGTGTCTAAGTCAGACACAATCCTCACTCTCACGTTTGAGGATCGGGCAGTGAACCTGCTACGGCAATATTCAAAGCCGAAGAAAGCTGACAGGGCCCACACCACCCGGGCACAGTTTGTGCGCTCGATGGTGCAAGAGGTAAAAGAGGTACACATCCCATTTGTCTGCCCGGAGATAAACGATAAGCAACCGATTGCCAAGCCGGTAAAGGTAGTGGTACGTACTCGGACTCAGCGCCCATGGCTTACCTGACAGTCAAGCGGCAGCGGGCGAGTGCTCACCAAGTGGGTAACATAATCCTGCTAGTGAAGATTGGCAATCAGATGGGTGCCAATCGGACACAGCTAGCGGGTGCCCTCTGCACAATGATGCAAGAGTCATCGTGCATAAACCTCAAGACCGCGGTTGACCATGACAGTGTGGGTTTGTACCAACAGCGGCCATCGTGTAATTGGGGTTCATATGCACAGTGCACCACCCCTGACTATGCCATCCGCGCATTCCTCCGACCCTACCTCAATTACTGTCATCAAGGCTACGGGGTTATAGAGGCATCGGATAAGACACAGGGCTCAAACTTTCCCGAGGCCCCGCGCCAGTGGTACGCGGAGTCATGGAAAGACATCAACATTATTGTGGCGGGTAAGGACATCAAAGATGTCACCATCAAAGGTGTCAATATCGGGGCGAGTGGCCTAGGTCGCCCGGGTGACGCGGGTGCCACCGACCCCGGCACCGATGTCACCATCACTCGTGAACTGCCGTATGAGTTTACCCGCGGGTCACCTGACAAACGTGAAAGCTCGTGGGTGGCGAGTGGCCGCCTGGCGGATGAGGTCAAGTGGCGGCGATGGATGCGAACGGGTGCCCTGTGGTTTGCCAGTGAGGATTGGCTCAAGACACAGCCGGTACGGTTCACCTTTGCACAGGGTGTGCGAGGGTGTCTCAAGATAGATTGGTCTGCCGACAGTCGGAGGCCCTCGGCCGATTGCACTGTTACCGCACTGGCAAAGCGGTGGAGTGTGACACCCGGTGACGTAGTGCAGGTGGCTAACGAGGGGCCTGCCGATGGTCTGTGGCTAGTGAAGAGTACGCGGCGGTCAATTGACGATAACACTACCGAGATTGTCCTTATGCGTTCGACACGTAGGGCTGTCGAGCCAGCGCCGGAAGTCAAGACTAGTACCGTGCACGTTGCCTCTGCCACTAACCGTCCGAAGAGTAGTGGGTTTGCAGTACCCAAAGTCTTAGTGTCGGGTTACAACAAGAGTAATGCCACCACCGTTGTAGCTAAGGCGTATAACGCGGCACAGTATTTGACTAAGTTGAATATCCCCTATGTCTACGGTTCGGGTCACAGCATGGCGACAATGCAAAGTTCACACCCGAGCACACTTGACTGTTCTAGTGGAGTGTGTTGGATTCTCTACCGTGCTGGCATCCATGTGCCGGGTGGCGGTGTCCCGGCCTCGGGGTCATTTGAGTCATGGGGGTTACCCGGCCTCGGCAAGTACATGACCATACGGTGTAACGCGGGGCACATATGGATACAGTGGCACGGGCTCGGGGCATGGAGGTTTGACACTTCCCAATACAGTGACAGTTACAGCGGCTCGTCGGGTGGCCGTTTGCGTTCCGGCCCTAGGCCAACTACGAGCTTTATCCCGCGGCACTGGCCCGGTACATGACACCCTCTCGTTTCAAATCTACACATGGTGTAGTTTTGCCCGCGGGCCTAGGGTCCGATGCCCCCGAATTAGCGGGCCGCTCTAAGCCCCGCTACGGTGCCCCGCGGGCAATCCGGCGCCTACCCTTGCCCCGGGCCCCGGAGGGGCTTAGCGGGCCGCATACGGGCCCACGGGGGCCCTCTCGTCGGGGCCTGCCCCTGTCGGGCCTGCCTGCCGACTTCGGGGCCCCGGGGTGGCGGGCATGACACCCACCGACATTACTGACCTCTTCCAAAGCAGTGGGCCTCAGACTTACAACGGGTCGCAGTGTTACGAGGCAGAGGTAGTACAAGTCAACAGTAAGGGTGTGTTTGTCACACTGCCTCGGTGGTCAAAGACAAACAAGTGGGGCCCGCTCAAGCCTGACGGGTACACGGCCTCGGTGGGTGACAAGCTCGCGGTGGCACTGTCAGACAAGGGCATACCGTGGGTGTTGGGTGGCGGTGGCGCGGGCGGTGGTGGCTCGGCCGCTGTATTTGACTCTGACCAAATCGGCACGCTCAAGGCGTACTCGGGCTTGGTCATACCTGACAATTGGCTACTGGCGGATGGCAGGTTACTTGACCGCCTAGAGTGGGCTGACCTCTTTGCCGCGGTGGGTACAACGTGGGGAGCGGGTGACGGTGTTAGTACCTTTGCCATCCCTGACTTACGCTCGCGCATGCTGTACGGCGCGGGTGGCGCTCACCCTATCGCAGAGCGGAGCGGTGAAGAGTCACACCAATTGCTCGTGGCCGAGATGCCTAGTCATGCACACGGTGGTACCTCGGGCAATACGTCCGTTGACCATTACCACTCGGGCGCGACCCCTGACCACCTACACAGTGGTGTCACGGCCGCGATGGATCGTAGCCCTAGTCACACCCACCCTGTCACTATGAACGCTGACCCTTACAACGGTGGCGGTGACACTATCGCGTGGTCATCGGATGCACAGGGTCTGTCGGCGGTATACGGGTGGGGCGGCGGTGTGGGCCCGCGTGATTGGTCACAGTCATATGGTCAGTACCTCGGGACACAGGCAAGGGGTGTTGACCACTTGCACGGGTTCACCACTAACGGTGCGGATCGAAGCCTTGCCTGGAATACCAATTGGCAATCACAGCAAGTTGGTAACCATGACCATGCACATGTCATCAACCCCGAGGGCAGTAACGGTTACCACAATAACCTGCCACCGTACCTAGTCGTCGCATGGATCATCAAGGCTAAGGGCCCGCAGATTGACTCGGGTGGTGTACTCGTGGGGCCGAGGGGCCCGAAGGGTGACAAGGGTGACACAGGGCCGACAGGTGCCACAGGGCCGGTCGGTGCCCCCGGCGCGACGGGGCCTCAAGGTGTACCGGGTGATTCTGTCAAGGTGCCAATGGAACCGTGGCACATTATCGGTGATCCCGGCGAACCTGCGTTTGAGAATTCATGGCACCGTTACGGCACGCCACCCTGGACCGCGGCGGGGTTCCGCAAGTTTCCCGATGGCAAAGTGAAACTCAAGGGTATGGTGACAGGTGGGACGGTAGGCACCACCATATTCACATTGCCGCCCGGTTACCGTCCAAAGGAACAGTGGCTGTATGTGACCGAGAGTAACGGGCACGGGCGCACTGACGTGATAACTGACGGTAGGGTTGTGCAGAACGTACTCCCTGGCGGGTGGGTGTCACTTGATGTCATCGAATTCGACACCGACAGTGTTACCGAGTGGTCGGTAGGGCCGAAGGGTGACGCAGGATTGTCAGGGCCGACAGGGCCCGCGGGGCCTCAAGGGTCACAGGGTGCACCGGGTCCGACCGGCCCGCAGGGCCCGCAGGGGCCCGAGGGTACGTTTGGTCCGACCAATGCGGCGAGGGCATACCGAGCGGGTGCATATACCGCGGGCAATGGCTCGGTCAAGTTGCCACTTGACACTGTGAGTTTTGACTCCGCGGGGATGGTGGACTTACCTAACGGTCGGATTATTGCACCGACGACTGGTTACTATCAGGTTGCCGGGGAGATAATGTTTGGGCCGTTGGGCTCGGCCGTACAGTCAATGCTCACCGCGATCATAGCTGTCAATAGCGTGGAGCATACCGTTGGAACCCGTAACCCGTATGTTGACGTACAGGCTTACTCGGCCGCGGTGGTGAGTGGCACCATTCACCTGAATCAAGGTGACTATGTGGAACTGTGGTACTCGGCGTCGGATCAAACATGGCCGCTGTATATCGGCACGGCGGGACATTACAATTACCTTTCACTTGTGCAGGTGGCCGCGGGCCCGGGGCCGAAGGGTGACCCGGGGCCCGCGGGTGCGCCGGGTGCGCCGGGTGCACCGGGTGACTCGGTTACCGTGCCACTTGAGCCGTGGCACACGATTGGTGGCTCGGGTGAGCCGGTCTTTGAAAACGGGTGGTCACCTGTCCCGGGAGAGACACCACCTGGGTTCCGCAAGTTTCCTGACGGTACGGTCAAGTTACGCGGACAAATGCGACTCGGCACCATAGCGGTCACCGCTTGGACTTTGCCCCCTGGCTATCGCCCGCCTATTGCCCGAGTGCGTAATGTCATTATGGATACGAGCGGGGGCGGTGCCGCTGCCGGGGTCGGACAGGTGAACGTCGGCACTGACGGTACGATCATTCCGTACACCATTGGTAACAATGACGGCATGACGGTTTCACTTGACCAAGTTGACTTTGATACGGCAAGTGTCACCGAGTGGGCGGTCGGGCCGAAGGGTGACAAGGGTGACCCGGGCGCATCGGTGTTCACTAGCACACAGCGCATGGTCGGGGCTTACGGGGGTTACGCTGCACTGCCGGTGGGTGACGTTACCAACGGCGCGGGTCAGGTAATGGCGCTGAGCATTACGCCTAGTGTGCCGATGTGGTGGGAGGTAAACGGTGACATGGGCCTCGTGCAAAAGATGGATGCCGTTTACAACTATGGCCTGTTCTCGGTGGCACTGGCACCCGCCGACCAAGATGGGGTGTCATCGGCAATGCATTACATATCGCAACATTCGGCGGTGCAACTCTATATGGGTTACACGGCACACCGTTTATTCCGCTTGGCAGCGGGCCAAGCCTACACGGTGAAACTAACCTTTGGCGCGGACGGTGGCAGTTGGCAGTATTACCCTGACGCGGCCCGACTATCCCTAGTGGCAAAGGCATGGCCGCAGTGAATTGCACTGACACAATGGGAATGACCAAAACGAAGGGACACCGATGGCACCGTTCAATGTAATGTTCCTAATCGAAGCAGAGTCACTGGCCGAAGCTGAGGCCGCGGTCGGGGAATGGGTGGTGACTCCCGGCACCACCCTTAGCAGTATTACCGGCAGTGTCTTTTCGACAACCGCACCACTCACCATCACCGATGGTGGCAAGGTGTCATCCGGTGAAAAGCTCACCCCGCCGCTCTATGTGCCCGAGGGTGCACCTACACCCGACACCCAACCTGTCGAGCCCGAGCCCGAGCCTACCGAGTAAGTAAGTGCCTGACATTCCGCACTTCACCTTACCGTTCCAATGGGCACGAGATGTGCGCGGTGGCTTGCGTGTGTCAACAGTGGAACAGGAAAGCATCGCGGAAGTGGCCTCATGCTGCGAGTGCATAGTACGTACTGTGCAGGGTGAACGTACCTCTATGCCGGAATTCGGGCGGCCCGAGCTTGAGTTTGCGAGTCCTCAGTTTTCACAGGCAGCGGTGGCTAGTGCACTTGTGGCATTTGAGCCGCGTGTCGAGGCTATGGTGAGTGCGGAGGCCGACGACAGTGACCCGGAGATTCAGCTAGTACGCACCCTTATTGCACCCCGCGACACTGCCGAAGGTGAGGCACGATGAGTTACTTGTCACCGCTCGCAATCCCGGGCGACCCCGAAGAGGTAGAGAATCCCAACGCTCTGCTAGCGGTAGATGAGTCAGGGTACATTACTCCCGATGTCGTCAGTGACCAAGAGCAGATACAAGAGCAGGTATTCAATGACTTGGCACTCAAGGCCCCGGGGTGGGAGGCACATGACGGTAACTTGGAAGTGTGGCTCACCGAGGCATGGAGTGAAAGCGCCAGTGAGATAAGGGCCCTGGCGCGGGATGTGCCCGCCACCATCTTTACCACTTACGGTAACGATGTGCTCGGGATCGCGCCCGGGCTCGCGCTGGCCGCGGTAGGCACTGCCACTTTCACGGCAATGGATAACAAGGGTTACACCCTTGAGGCAGGTACACAGTTTGCATTGCCGCGGTCGGGTGATGACTTGGTGGCCTATGCGGTTGACCAAGAGTACGTCATACCTGTCGGTGAGTCACAGACACCGCCTGTCAGTTTCACCGCGGTACTGACAGGGGCCGATGGTAACGGGCTCATCGGTGAGGGTGAAATGTTGGACCCGGTGGTGTGGGTTGACACGGTGACGGTGACCGAGCCTACCTCGAAAGGTGCCGACGCCGAGACACCTGACATTTACCTTGACCGCTTGAGTGTCCTTATGCGGATGATCGCGCTTCGGCCGGTACTCCCGGTGGACTTTGCGATCCTCGCGTTACAGGTGCCTACGGTGGTACGTGCCATATCCATGAACCTGTATAACCCGGCCGATGGCACCTGGACTAACCCGCGGATGGTGACACTGATACTCGCCGGGGTGGAGGGTTACCCGCTGCCTGCCGATGTCAAGGATGCCGTCAAGCTCATGCTAGAGAATCTGCGTGAGGTCAATTGGATAGTGAACTACACCGACCCGTCCTATGTACCGATTGATGTCACGTATGAGGTCATGGCCTTTGCGGGGCAGGACAGTGACACGGTAAAGGCTGCGTGTGACGAGGCCCTCACCCACTACCTGTTACCGATCAATTACAGGCTAAATGAGGCATCGCCCTCTACCGCGGGCGGTGAGGTCATCTACCCACCTAACGGTGGAGGCACCACCCGGCAACAGTACATCTATGTAAATGAACTAATTGCACTACTCGACAGGTGCCTCGGCGTTGACCGTGTGGTGAGCGTGATAATCAACGGTGCGGCGGCAGACTTCCTAATGACTGACCCGTACAGTTTCCCCGAGCCCGGGACTTTCACGGGCACGGTGTCAGGTGGCTCGGGTACCGGCACATGAGTACACCACCGATTGACACACAGATGGGTGCCGATCTATTCGCGGCGGTCGGGCCGATGACATGGGCCGACGAGTCACTAGGGTGGCCGCTCGCGCGTTACCTGTCATCTAACGGGCTCATGCTCGATGAGATAGCCAAGCTCGTCCGCACCGATGCTGACGGTAACGATGGGTGGACGGCGTTTGCCTCACCGCAACGGTGCCCCGATGACTTCCTTTACACACTGGCAGTGTGGGCCGGTGTCACCTACCCGCGGCGGATGCCGAAGAGTGACCTCCGTAACCTCATCGGCCCGCACTCACCTGCACTGTGGCGCGGCACCCGGGCGGGGATCATTGCCGCGGTACGGCGGTTTGTCAACCCGGGTGCACCTATCTATTTCGAGGAACGGGCAGTGACACCCGATCACCCCGAGGGTGACGCCTATTACCTCCGCATCTTCACTTACTCCGACAGTACGCTCGATGAGGCCGCGATCCGGCAAGAGTTACTGAACAACGTACCCGCGGGCCTCATCGTGAATTACGAGGTAAGGATCGGGCAGACCTATGCCATGTTGCGTGAACGGTGTGCCACCTACCAGGACATGAAAGATATGTACCCGACATATGACGATGTGAGAAAGGATGCCCCACTATGACCGAAGAGTGGGAAGAGAGAAAGGCCGCGGAGCCCAACCCTGAGCCTGACAGTGAACCGTTTGACTCACACTCGGGGCCGCTCGATGACCCGGAGGATGCACGGTTCCTAGACCCGGCCGATGCTCGCAGGCTCGCGGTGGAACGTGAACGCGGCGAGCCCTTCCGGGATGAGGAAGATGACACCGAGGAAGATGACACCGAGGAAGGTGAGTGATGGCCGCACTCAAACGGGTATGGATACCGTCACCCAATTACTCATCTCGGGGAGGCAGTGGAGTCAGACTGGTGGTGTGCCACACAGCCGAGGGTGCCCGTACCATCGAGAGCTTGGGTGGGTTTTTCCAGGGTGACGTAGGTGCCAGTAGCCACACTGGCATAGACAATAAGGTGAACACCATCGGTGAGTATGTGTCACGGCCGAACAAGGCTTGGACACAGGCAAACTATAATCCACAGTGTGTGAGTACAGAGTTGTGTGGGTTCGCGTCATGGTCACGTGACGAGTGGATGAACAATAACCACAACATGTTGGTGAACTGTGCGCGGTGGATAAACGAAGAGTGTGGCTACTTCGGCATACCGATTGTCAGACTCTCGGCATCCGAAGCGCAGGGCTCGGGCCGGGGTGTGTGCCAGCATGTGGATTTAGGCTCGGGCGGTGGTGGACATTGGGATTGTGGCTCGGGGTTCCCAATGGATTATGTGTTGGACATGGCCCGTAGTAATGGAGGTACCCAACCGGAAGAGGAAGAGGACCGTGACATGATTACATCGGCGGTGGCACATAACGGGTCACTACATGTGTTCTGGGTAGGTGAGGATCGGCAGACAGTGAGGTATGAGTGGCAGCGTAAGGGTGAGTCCGAGTGGAAGGATGGCGGGGTACTGACAAAGGCACCCAAAAAGATAAGCGGCCTCTCTGCCACCAAGAGTGCAAGTAACATCCTTGAGCTATTCGCACTGTACGATGACGGTACCCCGGCTCACCTGTGGCAGCGCGGTAGTGACACCGAGTGGTCGGGTGGCGAGAAGGGCGAGCAGGTAGCCGGTTTCGTACCACTGCCGAAGTAATACTCATGTCGATTGACACCCCGACACAGACAGGGAGTGACACCCCGAGCCCTAGGCTCAAGCTGCCCGGGCCGGTACTCACCGACCCGGCCGATGTGCCACTTGACATCACTGCCCTACGTGACGCCCTAGACCCTGTGACGGTGGTGTTCTCGCAGGGCCTCGCCAATTCCATGCCCGCGGCCGGTGTCACTGGCCGTTACTATTGGGCGACTGACACTAAGGTGCTGTACTACGATGACGGTACCTCTTGGTACCAACCGGGGTCCACACCCGCGGGTGGGCTACTACCTACGGCCTCGCAGCTAGCGCCACAGGGATGGTTACTGTGTAACGGTGCACAGTATTCCCGAAGTACCTATGCCGTGTTATTCAATGCGATTGGCCTAAGCTGGACAGGTACTGATGACGGTGCCACGTTCAATGTGCCTGACCTTCGGGGCCGGATGCCTGTCGGCGCGGGGCAGGGCCCGGGGCTCACTAACCGTTTGGTCGGTACCCGTAGCGGCTCGGAGACACAGGGGTTAGGTGTAAACGAAATGCCCGTGCACGCTCACGGGGTGAACGATCCGCCACACGTTCACGGTGTGTACGATCCGCCACATGGTCACACACAGTGGGGAGCGGACACGCTGTGGACATACGGCGGTGGCGGTTTCCAGACACCCACAGTGATCGGCTCGTGGGGAGGTAACCAACACGGTGTGGCAGGTTCCTCTACGGGTGTCCAGATTTACGGTGCCGCAACGGGTGTGTCTATACAGAATGCGGGCGGTGGCGCTCCCCACAACAACATGCCACCGTTCGCCGCAGTGAATTGGCTCATCAAGACCTAGTGGTAATACTCCCGGCCGCGGTGGTGCACACACCACTAAGCGGCCGGGGTCGGGTCTAAGCAAAGCCCCTGCAAACAAAGGACTATTTGACAGCGGGGCTAGTGTGAATCTATCCGCACCATTCGGGGTACGGATGACAGGTTTACACCCACCCGAGTGACACACACGAAGGGAGCGGACCCGTGACCGCTAACCGTCTTACCACATCCGTATTCACCACCGGGGTCCAAGGTGATGCGGATGATTGATGAGTGACCTCGAATTATGGGTGCCGACAACCGACACGGTTGTCACCAATCCAGTAACGGGTGACACCCTAGACCTCACCGTTGCCGAGTGGCCTGACCTCGCCCGCATCCGGGCAGGCATCATTACTCTAGGCCACCGTATGAGTGAACTGTCGGTCATGCTCGATAGTGAGATGGCGCGGCGGCTTGACGTATCTAACTCTCGCAGTATCAGTGCAGGTGGTTACGACCTCCGAGTGAACGCACCCATGCGTGACGTGTGGGATGTGGATATGCTCATGGTCATCCTCACTGCATTAGTGAGTGAGGGCCTACTCACCAAAGAGGCTGCACAGCGGGCGATCAAGACCGATGTGACACATAAGCCCGTGGCGCGTGAGGTCAATAAGTTACTGAAACATGACAACCCCTCGGTGCGCGACCGCATCGCGGAGGCACACACCACCGAGCCCGCACCGCGGCGGGTCACCGTGACCGGAGGCACATGATGAGTACGGAGGTAATCGAGCGGCGGCCACTGACACCACTAAACGTGCAACAGACCAAAGTGGCAATTACTCAATATCAGGAAGGGCTCAAGTCTCTACTTGACCCGAGTGAAGATGTCCAGAGCTTTGTGGATAGGAGGGGTGGTAAGCATTCATTTGTCAAGCGGTCAGGGTGGCGGAAGATCGCACTATGGTGTGACCTCTCGATTGAAAACAAGACAATCGAGATTGACCGTGACCCGAACGGTAAGCCCCTTCGGGCTCGTGTCGTGGCGCGAGCAAGTGCACCGAGTGGCAGGTTCGCGGAGGGTGAGGGAGGGTGTGACCTTACGGAGCATGCTGTCACCAAGCCCGAGCATGACCTACTCGCAATCGCGGCCACCCGCGCCGTCAACCGGGCAGTAAGTAACCTAGTCGGCCTCGGTGCTGTCAGTGCCGAAGAGATGGACGGTGGCACACCGATGGCACCTGTCACCGACCCTGAGCACCCCTACGGACCCGACGCCACTCCCGAGATGAGGGGTGAGGCACTCGCCGCCATCGTGTCACTGTGGCCTCAGTGGTCTGCCAGTGACGCTGACTGGATGCTAAACCTACTGGCGAGTAACTTCGGGAGCTTACCCGAGATATCGGTACGCACCATCAAGGGCTTGCAGTGGTGTGTCGCCAATCCACCGAAGCATGCGGGCCCGGAGTTTGAAGAGATAGTCACCCCGGCCTCGGTAGAGAATCCCAAATCTACACCGACTGTAGATTTGCCCGACGACAAAACTACACCGAGTGTAGATTTACCCTCGGGTGACGAGGTAGACATAGATGCCATCTTCGATGCCGAAGCAAAATTCATGGAGTGACTGTGACGATCAATTACGACCAATTGAATACCGGGGAAGAGAATGTCAAGCTCCCGGATGACGGGGCACACGTGGCAGTGTTGGACCGTGCCAGCCTAGTGGACACCCGGAGCGGTGAGCAGATTGTCACCGAGTGGCGTGACGCTAAGGATTGGACATGTCAGTGGCAATCGTGGAATAGGTTTGAGGGTGCAGGGTTCCCATTCACACGTGAGCTATTGATCGGCCTCGGGGTGCCTCTCGGTAAGAATGCACCTGACGGTGTGCCACTCATCATGGATGATGACTCACTACGGCGCGAGATATCTATAGCGGTCGGTGGCATGTTTGATGTCAAGACCACTAGCCGTCAGGGTGACGGCCGGGTGTTTGTGAACACTTACGTGAACGGACTCCGGACGGGTGGTGTGCAACTTACCGTGGACGATATGACCCGCGGCAATATCCGGGATGAGCCCGATGTGCCGATTGACACCCGTGGGTTGCCCGAGCCATCCTCCGGGCCTGTGCGGGCGGCCCCGGCCCCGGAGGCCCAACCCCCGGCCCCGGCCCGCGGAGGGCCGCAGGTGCCCGCACAGGGGCCTACAGGGGCATCCTCGGCGGGCCCGCCGCCCGAGCCCGTACCGTGGGAGGATGATAAACCGCCGTTCTGATTATGAGCCCCCGAGAGTGTGCACATTGCCACCGCTTCACCGAGCCCGAATGGATTGCATACAGTGAATACGCACAGGCTGATACCTGCCTTAGATGTTGGGAGCGGTTACCCGCACCTGACTTGCACATCCTCGGGCTCAATCTCAATGTGCCGCGGTGTGAGTGTGGCGAGCCGTTGGGTGGCCGTTACTGGCACGGGGGTAAACGGGTGTGTTGGAAGTGCACCGGACTCACCCTGCCTCCCGAGCCTGTGGCGCAACTGTCGGCTAAACAAAAGAGATATGCCGACTTCCACCGTAAGGTGTTTGACAGGTGGACGGTTGCCACAAAGGTCAAGCCATCTCTTACCTGTGACGGTACGGGCCGGATGGCGGGGCCGTGCCCGATATGCCGGGTGGTCACGGTGGTAGTGGAGATTAGGGACCGTGACCCGAAGCCGCGGCTTGAGGTCAATGACTGTGACAACGGGTGCCCGTTCATTGCCATTGGTGAGGTACTAATGGCATGAGCCCCGAACTGTCAGAGGATGACTTTGCCAATCCGACCAAACCCCGGAAGGGTGGTCACATTCCACCCCTGCCGGATCGGGATGCCTCATTCTCGACACTGCGACAGTGGGTGTCAGATGCGTTCGGCCTGCCACCCACCGTCAGGGTGGATGGTGTCATCCGACAGGGCCGCGGTGAGGATGACCCCTTGAGTGTCACCCTGTCTAATGACATGGTGATTAGGTGTGACAGGCAGCGGCGGTTGCACTCGCCACAGAGTTTCGTGGCACTGCTGACCTCGGAGAGTGACGGGCTGTGTCGGCCAAAGGCACTCACCCGTCCCGAGGTCGCAGACGTATATATCGCACTGTGCACACTAGCCACTACGGTGGCAGTGCAGGATGAGCTATCCGAACTGCACGAGCGGCTCGATGGGTTTGTGAACATGTGCGAGCCGGTGCACCTATCGGTGACACCTGACTATCGGTACTCAAACCTTCGGCGCATACAGAAGCGTGACGAGTATGACCGTAATGCGGCGACCGCGGGTAAGCAGGGCCGGGTGCTAGTGCGGCCGGTACTGATAGCCGATCACGAGTGGGGAGCGTACCTCATCCGGCATAGTGAATTCATTACCCATCTTCGGGTGGTGCATATGCAGACCGTGGCAGACAATTATCTCAAGGGCCGGATGGCCGAGCTTGGATGTGAGTATCACTCACTACAGGCACACGGGCCCGCTAAACGCGGGCACGTTCAATTGGCCTTTTACCGACTGTCAGAGGACATGTCAGTGCCTCACCACCGCGATGACTAGGTACATGAGTACAACTGGTTACATACCCTATACGCACGTATGTATGCGTGTGCGCTCCCGTACTCCGTAGGTAACCTATTGTCCGCATGTACCACCCCGGAAACGCTGGACTTACCAAATACCCAACCCAAGGAAAGGGAGTGACATGGCCGCGGCCACCACTTCAACGGATGTACTACCTGCCGAAGAGGCCGCCGCAATCGCGGCACTCGATGAGGCCAAGCGTCAAATCGACATTGCACGTGCCAGTGAAGATGTGGAGTCACTCCTTGAGTGGCGAGACAGGGCCGCGGCAGTGCAGCATTACATCAAGAAACGTGACGAGGCCCGCGAGCTTGCGGACAATGCAGGTGAACTAAAGGTGAGGGCCGAAGCGGCACTCGGCAAACTTGACCTTGCGATTACACCTGGCCGCGGTCGGAGGAAGTCACAAGAGGAAGAGGCCACACCCGCTGACCTCGCGCCACTGTCTGACTTCCAACCTAACACCCGTTCCATGTTTCGCACGCTCGGGAAGTTGGAAGAGTCACAGCTTGACGCGGTAGTGGACAAGCTGCGTACCGAGGATGACGGTGGTGTCACTACCGCCCGGGCAGTGAGAGAGGCACGGTCATACGTGCCTGTCGAGGAACGGACACCGACCGAGCCCACCAAAGAGGCACGCAAGGAAGTGGTGAGTGACTACGTGCAACATGTCAGGGCCCTCGATACCGAGTCAAGTGCACTCGTCAGGATGGCTCGCAAGATGTTGCCTGTCGCCACCGCGGGTGAACGGTCAAAGATCGCGGAGCGGCTTAGTAACGTGATTGCCAAGTTGGAGGATTTGCGGGATGGCATCACGGGTGCCGGTGCCGAACCTGTCGAGGCCGACCCGGAGTGAAGTAATGAGGTACTCGGGTGTGGCCGCACTGGCGAGTGACTTACTCAAGCTCAAGCAAGAGTGGGAACTTGACAGTGTGGCCGCAACCCGGTCCCTCCCCGATGGTCACCGTGTCACTCTCAAGTGGGTAGGGCAACTACTCACCATCGAGAATGATGACGGTGTGGTGGTCACTGCCAAGCCGGATGAGCTAGGTGTGTCATGCGACAGGTGAAGTACCGGGATGGTGTGGTCAGGGCTCGCACGTGGGCAATCATCACTCTGTACCGTGACGCGGGGGCCAGTGTCAAAGAGGTCACACAGGTATTGGATGTCTCACCCACTACGGTGTGGTACCGCTTGCGCCTGTGCGGCATCACTCTCCGGGTGCAGGTTGCACCGACCTCACTACTCAAGCGGCAACCGTATGAGGAACTGCACCGTAAGTCCTGTGCACGTGAGATTGTCCTAGGCCGGAAGTATTGCCCGGGGTGTGGGCGGTGGCGGTTACTGTGTGACTTTCCACCCGACACCCGTAAGAGTCCGTACCGGCGATTCGGACTACCTACCTCTCGGTGTCGAGCCTGTGGCAATATCGGCGGGCGCTATTACGAGCAGCATGCGACACGTGAACAGGTACAGTTACGGCGTGAGTATCAGCGTATCTATAAAGAGGCCAAGCGGCGCGAGGCCGGGATACCTGTGTCAAAGGCCAAGCGGCCACGTGTCACCGACCGCAAAGAGAGAATCTTTCTAGACCCGGCACCGCTCGTCCGCGAGATAGAGCGTGCATGTGACGGTGACTATCGGTGGCTCGCACAGGTGTCGGGTGTCAGTGAGCGTGCCATCTACCGCCTGCGTACTGGCGAGTCGGCACACGTGCGGATTGACAATGCAGACAAGCTGGCCGTGGGCCTCGGGCTCACACTGGAAATGATTTACAACGGTGCGAGTCATGTAACTCAAATTCCGGGACGTAACTGGCGTGACTTGTCCAGCACATTGTGAACGGTGCGGGCTCGAAACAGGGTGGGCCAAGATGACACAGGATCGTGCACGTGCACTTGAGGTCGGTGGGTGGCATGTCACCTATGGCTTGTTCGGTGAACCGATTGCCATTTACTGCACTGCCTGTGCCGATGCCATGCTCGCACGTATGGCGACACTCCGAGAAGTGTGGATTGAATCGTGAACGGTGACGGGCCCACCGATGTGAGCTTCACCGTGATCGGTCACCCGGAGCCCGGAGGATCAAAGCGGGGCATACCGACAGGTGAGGGTGTACGCATCATCGACAGTAATAAAAAGGTGATGCCGTGGCGGGCCCTAGTGTCAGGTGCGGCACACGAGGCAATGAACGGTGCCACACCGATGCGCGGGGCCCTCGGCCTGTCACTCACCTTCTATGCGCAGCGGCCCCGGGCCCACTATGGCACTGGCCGTAACGCGGGCACAGTGAAGCCACAGGCACCGCGGGCCCCAACAGTGAGGCCGGATGTCACTAAGCTCACCCGAGCGGTGGAGGATGCCTGTACTAGCATCGTGTGGCGCGATGATGCGCAGGTGGTGGTACAGGTGGCACGCAAGCGGTACGGCACACCCGAACGGTGCGAGGTACAGGTGAGGGCACTGTGAGTGTGTGGATGCCCATTACTCTGCCCGAGCTTCACCGTGTGGTGGCGGTGGCGGCTGACCGTCAGTGGTACCACTACACTCATGGCACACATGACCGGCATGGATATGATCGTGACAGGTGGACTACCGCGGTGGAGAGTATGGGTGCCGAGTTAGTGGTACACAACTTATTGCACCGTCCATGGGCCCCGGTGTGTGACGATCCGGCCCGTGACCGTTTGGGTGATGTCGGCCCCGGCGTGCAGGTACGGTGGCACTCACAGGCTGACGGGTTCCTATTTGTACGGCCGACCGACCCCGATGACCATGTGTATATTCACGTGCGGGGTGTCATGCCGAATATGGAGATTGTCGGATGCATCGAGGGTCATAAGGCCAAGCGGCGAGAGTGGCTTACCAGACTTGGTAAGAAAGACCGGCCACCCGTGCACGCGGTACCTGACCGTTATCTACGTCAGGTGAGAGATGACCTTACCTACTGACACCCTGCATGCGGCACTCGCGGCAAAGCTAGGCCGCGAGCGCCCGGGCACTCGGTGGCTAGTGAGAGAGACTGACAATCTCCCGGATGAGTGGCATGCCATTAGACGGGCCCTCACCCATGGAAGTCAGAATGGTGTATCTCTTACTGACGGCCTCGCGCCACCCATCACCCTGCCGACAGACAACGGCGCGGTAGACAAGTGACATGTAGTACCGGCGCTCGTCGGCCGGTGCATCATTGAACATCTTGATAGTGAGCGGGCCGAGTAGGTCATTGCCCCTCGCCGCGGCTCGCACCCTGTGTAGTTCACTCTCAGCTTGACGGGCCCTGACACTCGCGGCCTTGACATCATTGGCCTCACGTGTTTCTTGGTCAGGTGACAATCCGCCTGTAAGCTCGCGGGCTCGGGCCCATGTGTCAATCACCGCTTGCATGTGTGCGTTAGCGGCCTCTACCTCGGTGCGGGCCTCGGCCTCATCGGTGTTGACCTCTTCACCGACGGCCTCACTCTTTAGATAGGTGTCGGCAAAGTCACCCATCACCGCATCCTCTAGGTCTTTGGCCGGGATGCACACAGGTGCAGGGCACCGCTTCGGGTCACCCGCTCGCCGCTTGCACCTGTAGTAACGTCGGCCATGCTCCACACTGTGCACCATTGCGAACCCGCACCCGCTACACCTGACAAGTCCGGTTAGCTCGTACCCTTCCTCGGGCCTGTCAGGTTTGACACCCCGGGCAGCTTCGACTAGGGCCCATGTGTCAGGATCAATCAATGGTGGGTGTGCCGCTTTGTTTATGTGCGGGTCCGAGTGGGCCCATCCGCGGTACACATTCTGTCGCAGCATTTGGTGAACGGTGGTGTGGTTCCATTCGGCCTGCCATGTCACCCGAGTGCCACCGATGGTGCGTGTCGTCGGCCGCGGTGGGCACCAATGTGCATTTAGCTCCCGGGAGATACGCGCCCATGACCACCCGATTGATCGTAACCGTGCGGCCTCGGTGACGGTCGGTGCCTCGGTGGGCTCGGGCTCAAGTGGTGAGCCGCGGCCATCCGACCGCCGGTAACCGAATGGCACATTGATGTGACACCCGGCCTCGATGGCCTCCCTGACGTTGCGTGCAAAGTTCTCTTTATACATTCGCCACTCTAGCTGTGCCTGTGAGAGCTTATCGGTCAGGTACTTCTCACCATCGGGAGTTTCTAGGTCAAACGGACAGTCGAGGGAGAGGTACACCCTTCCGGCATCAAGTATCGCCTTGACAGTCATAAGCCCGTACACCGTGTTACGGAATGACCGCGAGAGGTAGGCCGACACACAGCCGTCACTCTCACCCGACAGGGCCCGCCGCTTTGCCTCTTCGATGGCGGGGTGTTCACCGTGCCCTGCCGACTCGTCTATGGCAATGTGCACTTTGCCCACCGTGTTACCATCGCCCTCAATGCGGGCTCGGCAATCTGCCACCTGTTGCTTGTCACTCTTCAACCGCTCGCGCGAGCCTTTCTTACTCACTCGTGCGATGATGTCCAGTGTTAGTCCACTCATCGTGTGTTCCTTCATTCGGGTAGGGTGAGCCCCGCCCATCGGTGGGGCCCTGACCCGGAGGGTAGCACCTTAGTCGGCACAGGTGCATAGGGCCCAATGCGCCTATGCATATGTGCCGAACACCTTCCTGACGGTTTCCTGACAAGCGGACTAGGTGTTCCGCACGGGGGCCCCGCTAGGTGTAGGGTGCCGATAGACAGGCCACGGGGATAGGTGGAGAGGGGCCCCGTGCGCTAATGCCCGTACACCGTGCACGGGGCCCCTCTCGCCACACTACCGTGATTCTGCCCCGGCCGAAACCTTTCGGTCACAGGGCGGCCACACTTACCCGCGGCCCCTGCGAGCCATCCTCCGGGCCGCTAGCGGCCTCCGGGCCCCGTGCCTATGCCCGGGGCCCTGTAGGGCCCCGCGGCCCCGTAGCGGGCCGCACAGGGCCCCCGGGCCCGAGCCCCTGACCGCGGGCCAGGCCCCGGCCGGTTACGGCCGAGCGTAAGAACTACGTAAGAGCGGATATACGCTATTTGCGGGGTTTTGGGGGGCTGGAAGGCCCCTCAGCATAAGAGCTTCGTAAGAACCCTTGCCTCGGCGTAACCTTTGCGGCCCCTAGGTGTTTGTATTGGTGTAGGTCGCAGGGCGGGGAGTCCACCCCGGGGCATCGAGCCCGAAGCTAGGGTCCGCAACACAGGTAACACTTGAGCGGCGTGACAATCGGAGGGTAAGACCTCTGAGCTTGTGTGAACTACCCGGTTATTGTGAGCATGCCGATAACCCATTAGGTAGGACGAGCAAAGGTGAGGCTGTGTGTCACTGGCTTACTGACAGTGGCGGTCCCGGTACATGACGAGGCCGCCACATGTGAGAGTAAGCGGTGGCAGTGCGACACAAACGTGACTCACCACAACAGGATGAAACGCAATCGACACACCCGCATTGACGTATTGACACAGGGTGCTCACGGTTGCGTATGCACGTGAAGCGTGCACCGATGATTCCCGAATGAAAGGCACACAATGAACATCACCACTCAAATCATTCCCGTCACCCTACTGCATGACGGTGACTGGTACTTCCCGGTAGTGCAGGCTACCGGCGAGGTAGTGAAGGATGAGGGCTTGCGCTATGTCGTCAAGGCCCCGCGCATTGATCGCAACACCGGGTGCATTTACGCGGTCACCGATAAGGGCCGCATTGACTGGCAGAACGGTGCCACTGTCGCCCGGGAAGTCCGCTAGTACCTGACACACCGGGCCCGCTACTCGGCGGGCCCGTCACCCCGAATGAAAGGTAACACCATGGCACGCACCACCACCTACAACTTCGGCCCCGGCGCACTTGAGTCACTGACACTCAAGGTGTGGACGGTCCCGAACAAGGTCACCCTCGATGGTAGCCGCCACCTGGCGGCCACCCTTACCGGCACTTACGATGTCGATAATGGTGAGTACCAGACTCGGGTGTCAATCTCCGAGCGCACTGACGTGTGGACCTCGGAGAAAAGTGACGAGGCCGCGCTTGTCACTGCCGCTCGCAGTGGTGATGATGACATCGCCGCTACCGAGCTTGCATGGACACTGCTCAATTGGGCACTCGATGAGATTGTCCCGAGCCTGTAACTGTCCGGCCGGGAGTGCCATCCACACAGGGTGACACTGCCGAGCGGAGTTACACCCGCTACCCAACCCCGAATGTCTCCCTACTCTCCGAAAGGAACTGACATGACACGTAAGCAATACGCAAAGAAATACACCCCCGAGCAGAGGGCCGAGTACCACAAGGCACAGCGTGACGAGGCCGCCGAGAAATTGAACGCGGCGGTGGAGTCACTACAGACGAGTGAAGGGTTCCACAATTGGCTGAGGGCCCGTGCACTCTTCCACACTTACTCATTCAATAACACGCTACTCATTATGTGGCAGACGGGTGGTAAGGCCACCCGGGTTGCGAGTGCAAAGGTGTGGAACGAACTTGACAGGCACATTGTCAAGGGGCAGCGTGCACTAAAGGTGTTCGCACCTATCCAGTGGAACGTTGCATGTGAGGCCGGTGCCCCCGGTGCGAAGTGGAACGAGAAGCGGTCACGGTGGGAAAAGAAAGTGACCTCATTCAAGTTGGTGCCAGTGTTTGATGTGGCACAGACTGACGGTGAGCCGGTACCGTCACTTCCCTACACCGAGGTTGACGGTGACACACACGGTCACCTGATTGACCCGCTTATCAACCTGGCCGAGTCACTCGGCTACACAGTGAAGATGCAAGACACGGGTGACGCCGGTGGATGGTGCGACCCGATCAATAAGGTGATCGCCGTTGATGAGTCACAGCACTTCAACGGTATGGTCAGGGTGCTAGTGCACGAAATTGCACACGCACTCGGTGTCGGCTATGTCGAGTATGGCCGCGGCAGTGCCGAGGTCATCGTGGAGTCAGTGACTTACATAGTGTTGGCCGGTCAGGGGTTCAACCTTGACCTTACCTCTGTGCCCTACATCGCAGGATGGGGTAACGGTAATGCCACTGACAAGATGCGTGAGTTTGCATCGAAGATTGATGAGCTTGCCCGCACTATCGAGGATGCCATCAAGTAACAGTGAGGCCCCGCGGGTGACCGCGGGGCACTCACCCATCCGTAGTACCCAACCCGAATGAAAGGACACACAGTGTCATACGATGATGATTACACAGGGCCGCTCAATTATGACCCCGAGGTACCGGCCGGTTACCAGGATGCCGATATCGAGATGGCCGAGCTTGAGGCCGCTGCACGTTACCACTCACACATGAGGAAGATTGGTAAGTGCACTCACACGTGGTATCAGGGGCTCGGTGCCGATGGTCAGTGGCACGGCGAGGGCCCCGCACCTGCACCCGGTCAGGTGTTCTGTTTTCACTGCAAGGAATATGTGACCGACCCGTACCCGGACATCCGGTAACGACTCGGCCGGGAGTGTCACCCTTCAGGGTGGCACTGCCGAGCGGGAGTTACCCGCTACCCACCCCGAATGAAAGGTAACACAATGTCTGACCACATGGGCCGTACCGCAAGTGGTGAACTGATTGGACCGTATGACACGGTGGAGGAATTGGAGGCCGAGCTTGCCGACAGTAATGCACAGAGTGGCTACACCGCCTGTGCCTGCCGTGACTGCATGGAACTGTCAATCTCCAACCGCATTGACACCCCGGAGCTTTGCCTACTGTGCAAGGGTGCCGGGTGTGAGCCGAACAATGGTGAGTGCCAGCGCGAGGATGCGTATGGTGACCCCGATGAGGACCGTGACCCTAACTGGATGAATCCCTGACACCCCGAAAGGAAACACTGACATGAGGCAGCTAACTATTTACCGCACTACCTACACCGACACCTATGACGGCGAGCTTGTGGACCCTGACACCACCGAAGAGGTTGTGTCATGCGAGCCCGACGAGCTAGACCGTGAGGACGGGCTCACCGCCGTTGACATGGCGGTGACCTATCTGTCGGATGAATCAATCACCGAGCCGTCAACCTCACCCGTCCCGGCCACCGGGCCTCTCGGGTCACTGTGGTGGTCATACGTTGATGGTGACTACGTGAGCAATTACTACACCGGGGAGCGCACGCAGGTGAGTGCACACCCGGCCGGGTTCACCGACAATGAACTGCATGTCATTGCCGCCAAGCTGGCGGGTACCACCTGCCCGCAGTGTGACGCGCCCGGTTACACCACACGGTGCTACTCGTGCGGGTATCCCACCCGCACCTATGGCACTGACTACTGACACCCACCCCGAATGAAAGGCAACACGATGACACAGACCGAGCCATACTTCACCCCGGGTGACCGGGTGTTCTCTCACTACACAATGACGTGGGGCACCATCAAGGAGGTAAACGTCACGGTGCGCAATCAGGTGCACGGCGTCACCGGCAACCCGCTACCCGATACCACATGGTATGAGGTCGTGATGGATAACGGCCGTGGTGAACTGTTGGATGATGCACACGGTGATTGGAACATGGCACGTATCGTCCCGCCGCGGATTGCCAAGCGGTACGGTTACGGCGATGACCCGGCCAAGTGACCCGCGACAGTTACTCAACACCGCCGAGGTTGCCGCGGTGCTCGGTGTCAGTCGGCCGCGTGTCACACAGCTAGTCAATGAGCGTGCCGACTTCCCGAGGCCGTATGCGTACACAATGATGGGTGCTCGCACCCTTCTACTGTGGCGGCCCGCAGACATTGACAGGTGGAACCTCACCGCTGACCGCGGGCCCGGTAACCCGAGCCTACGTAACCGGGTGAGGAAAGGTGGGGCCGCGGGGCCGTGACCCCCCGCGGCACACCCACCCGATGTGACCGCGGCACCGTACCATATGCCGCGGTCACTGTGGGCTTAGTATTCTCCGAGCCCGCTATGTGCGATCAAAACTACACTAGGTGTAGATTTACCCGAACCCCGATTGAATAGGAAACGCAAATGACCGACACCCGTTGGGCAATCTATGTGCATAACCCCGATGGTGACATGGGCGAGGCCATTATTGTCGGCCCGTTCTACTCGGTGCATAAGGCCGAGGCCAAAGCCGAGTCAATCCGCAACCGCGAGCACATGTACGGTGACCCTATCGAGTGCGTCATCGTGCCGGTGCGCGAGAGTAAGACCTCCGCTAAGGCGATTGCCGATGAGGTCCAATACCCCGAGTGAAGGGAGACACGCAGTGAAACCATCCGACTGGCTTGACCTAGTGGACTCGCACGGTATCTACGATGCCGAGATGTTGGGTGAGCTTGACGAGCGGTACCGCGGTGCGGTACCACTTCACACACACGCCGAGGCAGTGCACAGTATCGAGGCCCGTAAGCTCGGCGGTGAACTTGAGCCCGAGACACCCGGCATGGAACTGTTCTACGGTTACCAAGCTGCGAGCGCACTAGCCAAGCTGTGCCTTGACACCATCCCCGGTGACATGTTCACCGGAAGGGGCTCGGCGTTCCGCGCTAACTACTCTGCGCTGAAAGAGGCCGGGTACTGATGAGCACCGAGAGTGACATCATCGAAGTGGTGGACGAGATAGTGGACGATATGAACCCGCCACGTATCGAGAGTGAGGCCGAGCGGTTAGGACTCACTCCCGAGGAACTGTTAGCCCGCGTGACCGCCGAGGCACTCTCTCGGCTTGCATGACACCCCGGCCCCGGGGCCCCGCCTAACCCGCGGGGCCCCGGGGCCTTTTTTTTGTCCCTGACGGCCGGGGCCCCGGGCCCGTGTCGGCACAGGCCCTAGGGCCCGCGGGGCCCCATGCGGCCCCCGCGGGCAGGCACGGGGGCCGCCACCCCTGGACATGCCCCTGTGGCCTCACGTAAGCCCCTCTGACGCCACCCGAGCCCCTACCCGGTAGGGTCCGATGGTTTTCCGGCCGGATGCCCGTAGCGGGGCTTAGGTGGCCTCACAGGGCATATGCCCGTATCTACAGGGCCCCGCGGCCCCCGGGCCCCGTGACATCCCCGGGGCCCTACAGGCCGAATAGGGCCCTGTGGCCTCACGTAAGCCCCGCTGACGGCCTCCGGGGCCCTAGGTGGCACCCGGGCACCCCCGGGCCCTACGGTGCCGGTAGCGGGGCTTAGGATCGCCCGCTACCGCGGCACCGTGTCAATAACCCTGTGAGGGCCCCGGGTGACAGCATGCGCCGAGCCCGGGGCCCTCACCCCGAATGAATCCTCACCCCCGACACCGGGTGCAGAGGAAAGGAAACACACAGCACATCCTACCGCACTGCGTAACCGGCCGCGGTAGACAGGTGCGGTAACCTTGACAGTGCCTCGCGGGGCTCGCGCTCCGCGAGGCCGCCTTTTTTTTGCCCTAATGCATCACTCGCCATCGGACAGTGCACAGGCCGGGGCACCCGAGGGCGGCCCGTAGTGGCGGTGACAAGTCAAAGGTGCGGCCCGCCACATAGGGCCCGTGGTCATCGAGCGTGCCAACTTGACATCGGCCCTCATAACAGAACATGACACGCGTGCCCCACTCACTGCCGAAGATGAGTGACGCAAACCCGTAAGTGGCACTCCACCCGCTCGCGGTCCTACCGTATATCTCGTACCATGACGCCACCGCGGTATGCATCGGTGGCGGGTCATGGTGAACGGGTCGCCGGATGTGACGGTGCCGGTCGGTGTGCACATGTGGGCACGGTGACACCGCCACACTCGCCATGCACACTGCCAGTAACTCCGATAGTACGGTCACCATGTGTGACCTCCCTTCGGGTAGGCAAGTGTCACACCCTATCTGACTAAGTAACAGCGGGGCAGGGTTTCACCGTGTGAGAGGTCAGACTTCAACTCGGTTCCTCACCCTTACCCCGCCTAGTCGGTTCCTATCCGACCATCGACCCGCTGACTGGCCGATACCTGTGCAACCAATTGGTCATGCCCCGCCAGTGCCGCATCCCAATTTGGGTAACGGTCCTGTTCACCATCGAGGATGCCACCGAACACGAGTGACTCATATATTA